CATTAAAACTTTCATATCAATAAAAGATATAAAGTCTTTTAACCAGTTTGTTAATTGTTCTTCGTTCTTTGGTGGGTTTTTCACTTCGGCTCTAATAATTAAATGTTTGTGTATTAAAAGTTTGTTCTGTTCCATCTCTCTCTAAAAATTCTAAAATTTGTTTTCACCTCAAATCAATATATATTCTTTTATTTATATAAAATTATTTCTTTATAGCAATAATTCCTACAAAATTAAAGTTTTGCCAAAACACATGATGTTTAAATCCTGCGTTGTTAAGCATGTCAAAAATTTCTGTTTTAGTATTCGGCTTCATCATATGCCTCAATTGCACTTCTTTTTCTAGTATTTCTTTTTCAGTAAAATTTTTTCTTTTATAATCATAATACATAAAGGTCATCATATCTTGTACTTGAGGATCACAACTAAAAGTTTTTTCAGAAAAAATAAATGCACCGCCATAATTTAATCCTTTATATATCCTATTGATTGTATTCTCTCTATCTTTTGGAGGCATAAATTGTAAAGTAAAAATAGATGTTACTAAACTACAATTGTAAAACTCATACTTTCTAACATCATCTGTAAAGTAAGATAACTGTGGATATTTAATTTTATCTTTATCATAATGTTTATAAAAATCTTCTTCTATTTCTATACCTACATATTCTGCTTTTGGTATATGTTTTTTATTTTGATCTATCATTGATTTTAATAACTTACCTGTAGAGCAACCTATATCTACAACGTTAGTTTCATCTTCAATAAAATATTTTGACATAGATAATACATCACCCCATAAGTTATTATAACCTCTTACAGAAGTTTCTATATGATTATCAAATCCTTCTTCTGATGTTGCAAACGTAAATTTAGTCATTTAACTCCTTATATGGTTTTAATACTTTACTATAAACGGATTCTGCAATGGCCTTCATCATATATGGAGGAACCATTCTTCCAATTCGTTCTGATTGTTTATTATGTTTTCCTGTTAAGATATAATCTTCTGGTAATGACATAATTCTTTTTAGTTCTTTTATTGTAAACTTTCTATCTTCTCCATAATGACATACTCCAGGGAAACTAGCAAAATTACCCATTGCAGTAATTGTTGGACATGGAAGTTTACTACTTGTTCTTTTTAAATTAAAATGATGTTTCTTTGGATGGTAATCCATACCTGTTAATATTTTATCTGGATTCTTTGGCATTTTTGATAAAGTTAATCCTGCTGCTTTTTCTGGACCTAATGAATCTAATAACATTTGCACTTCTTCTTTATCATTATCAATGCCATCAATTGCTTCTCCTAATGTAACTATCTCATCATTTTCTTTTGGAAATAAAGATGACATATTTAAAAAACTTATTCCTAATTTGTCAGCAACATCTTCTCTTACTGCAATAAAAAATGTTCGTTGTCTTGATTGTGGAACTCCAAAATTTTTAGAAGATAAAACTTTAGATGTTACATAGTAACCAATACTTTCAAACGTATTTAATATTTTATGATAATAGTTTATTGCTTCTCCTATTGTTAAACCTTTAACGTTTTCTCCTATGATAATTTTTGGTTTAATATCTTTAGCAATTCTTAGAAATTCAAAAAATAAATCTTCAACATTAGTTACTTCTTCTATATCTGAATATTGTTTTGTTTTACCAAACCCATCTTTATGAGTATTGCCTTCTCCATGAGATAATGAACCTGCAACACTAAATGCTGAACATGGAGGTGATCCATCTAATATATCTAATTCTTTTTCTTTTAACTTCACTTGTTCTAATATATTCTTACCTGTTAACTTTTTAATATCATCTGGTATTATAAGAGTAGTTGGATAATTAGCAGTATAAGTTTTTCTTGCTTCTTCTACAAACTCATTTATTGCTAATATCTTTCCTCCTGCTAAACGATATCCAGTTGATGAACCTCCTCCACCTGCAAACGTAGATACTACAGTAAACAATGATTTCTTTTCACCAGCAAGAACATCTTTTAAATAATACTCTTTATATTTCATAATTTATTATACCATAGTTCATTATAAAAATCAATACTTTATACAAAAAAACTTTCTAAAGACGCTTGTTTTTCATAATGCCATCCAATAGAATTAAGAATAAAGTTAATAGGATCAATAAAAGTTTTTTCAAATTGAGTATCATAATCTACATACTCTTTTAATTTAAACTCTTTAGGTAATGTTGTTAGATAACTTATTACGTTAAACTTAAATGGATTTGGTTCTTTTAATAATAAAAATTTAATCTTATCGCCTTCTTTAATTAATGGATATTTCTGTGTAAGTTTATTTGATTTAAGATAGTGATTATATAACAATGCACCTTTAACATGTATTGGTGTTCCCTTAATGAATATATCAGACGCATGACCATACTTCTTAATATTGTTACATGATCTAGGAAACGCAACCATTTCTGGATCATATTTTGAAAATTCATCTCTAAATTTTGCAACAAAATCTATTAAAGTATTTTCATCTTTATTCATTATAATTTTTATAACTTCTCTAATCTTACCTCTACATATTTCAGGAGTTGAAGATCGTATGGCCTCGATACCCATGATTTTTAATTTAGGTTCATCAAAAGTAATACCTTCTTCATCTAATACGTTTAACATATATCTTTTTTTTGCAGTCCAAATACCTTTGTTTGCAATTACTTCACGTTTCATTTTCATACGTTGTTCAAACGCATTAGTATAATCTGCAAGTTCTATAAAACATTTTTCAAGGAATGGTTCAATTCTTGACTTAACAACTTTATCTAAAAATTTTAATACTTGTAGTTCTGTTTTATCTTTACATACATGTTGTACTAATTTATCTAAGCAAAGATAAACTGAATCTGTATCTGATGCCACAATATAATCTACTTCATCATGCGATTGTAATATATTATTAATATAAGAATTAAGTTTCTTTTCAATATAACGAATTATAAATTGACCTGATGTTGTGATAGCAGTTGCTTGTCTTACGTCATAATATCTAAAGTACTCATTACCAATTGCACCATATGCACTATTCAATGCAATCTTCTTTGCCCATTGTATATTATGGAAACGTGCAATTAACTTTTGTAATTTTTTATCTTTTGTTTTTTGATATTCTACTTTTGCTGCCATCATCTTTTCACGATAGACAACTCGTTCTTTATACATCTTATCTAATAGTCTAGGTAAAAAACCAGCACTGTCATTTTTAAATAATGCACCATTTGGAGTAATACATGCACCTTCTGTTTTTAAATAGTCAAGTGGTGTTGTATGATCTAATAATTTATTAACATTAATTCCATCTGACTTAACCCCAATAATCTTTTCTGGCGAAATATTATATTGCATAATCAAATGAGGATATAGTGAATTAATATCAAAAGAAACAATCCATTTATGTAAACCTAATATAGGTTCTTTTACATAAGCACCTTCATATTTTTCATCTTTGATATTATCTTCTTTGGGAGGAATTGCTATATTTTCATTTCGTAAGAAGTTATATATTAACGTGTCCCACATTCTTACTTGACTGAACACATCATTATAATTTACTTTTGCATCATAGGCCATAGTTAAAACTAATTCAATAAGACCTAACTTATCTTCTAACTTATCAACAATCTCTACATCTTGAATATTATAATCTACAAATGATTGAAAATCTTTTGTATACCATTCAACAAATGTTTCATACGGATTATCATTTTTTGCTTCGCCTAGTTCTACTTTACCAATATAATTTAATCTATAACTTTCTTGTTTAACTGGTATAAACTTTTTATATAAATCTAGGTAATCTAACATAGTAATACCTAATAGATTATAAACTGTTTGTGGACGACCTTGTATTACTACAACTTCACGTTCAATAAGATTCCAAGGAGATAGTCTATTAATAACTTTATCACCCGTTATCTGTCTTATTCTATTCATTAGATAAGGTAGATCAAAAAATTTAGTATTCCAACCTGTAATAACATCAGGATAATTCTTTAACCAAAATTCCATAAACTGTCTTATAAGTTCTTTTTCAGATTTACATCTTACATAAGTTACATCTGGTCTATCTGTTTTATAATCACCTACACCCCAAGTAATAATTTGTTTGTTGTTTTGATTTTTAACTGTAATGCAAAGTATTTCTTCTATAGGGTTTTCTACATCAGGAAATCCGTTTTCGCAGGCTGTTTCAATATCAAGTGTAAAGATTTTAATAAATTCTTTGTACCATTCTATATCTTCTCTATAATTATCTGAAATATATTGATACTGATATTTTTCCATTCCATAGATTGGAGAATTTTCAGTTGCAATGTTTCTTCTAAAATCTCTTGCATCTGAAATACAATTAAATGATATTGGAGTTAAATAAGAACCTTGAAGTGTTTTAAATTGAGTTTGTTTTTGAGTTAATGAATATAAAGTAGGTTTATAATCTAATTTTTCTTTATATTCTTTACCGTTTAGAATACCTCTAACTAGAAGTTTACCTTTGTATTCAATTACTGATTTATAAAAGTTCATTGTTTCTTAAATGTAATATTAATCCGTTATGTTCTTTAGTTAAAGTTATTTGACATGCTAAACGACTTATACCTTCTTTATAACCTTTTTCATATTCTAATAATTCTAACTCAGCCATATTATTGTTGATTGGAGGTAATTTGTCAATCCATTTTTCATCAACATAAACATGACAAGTTGCACATGCACAGCAACCCATACAGTCAGCAGGTATTTCAGGAATTTCTATTTGACTAAATTTCTTAGCAGCTTCCATTATAGTAAACCCAATGGGAACCTCTACTCTAATTTTAGAGCCATTTCTTACAAAATATATTTCAATCATCAATCTATAATAAGTTTAGGTTTTTTTAATTGTACTATGCCTGTTCCTAAATGCTGATTATACGAATTTGTGATATCTAATTTTGGTTGTGTTTCTGTTATTATGTTTGCTGTTTTAAGTACTACAGTATCGCCTTCTGCATAAGGTATATAAGGTGTTAATGCAAGTGACATTGGCCCACCTGGTTTTGATTGCATTGGTACAATCACAAAGGCGTTTTTGATATGAGTTAAACTTTCGTTACTATCTTCTAACTTTTGACCTATTAAATCTTCACCTGTACTTAATCTAAACAGTTTTACTTCTGACATGATATATTCCTTTTCAATTTACTTTATTATACTATACTTTTTACTTTTTGTCAATTGGTTTTATTCTTCTACTTAATACAAACTCTCTATTTGGATTAACTGAAGCATTCATTTTTCTAATAATGTCTCTATTTAGCAACGCATCAGATGCTGATCTTTTACGTTCATCAAGACCAAACAATACATCTTTGTATGTAAATCCATTAAACGTTAAATCTAATTTAACCACTGGTCTTTTTTCTCCATCACCATCATCTGTATTTGCTCTAAAAATTTTATGATAACCTTCTAATTTACTTGTGTGTTTTTTTCCATTATATTTCCAAGAAACTTTACCATCTTTTACTTCTACTTCTTCTGCGTGTAAGGCACAAGTTTCTGCACCATTACCTGTATCTAATTTTGCTCTTACTTTTCCTACTGTAGATAATTCTATTGTTTCTAAGTAACCAACTTCTACAATTGATTGTCTATCCCAATTTTTTCTATTAGAAATATATTCAATAACATTATCCACTAATTGACTACCTTTAATTGGACCAGTTGTATCGGGCGTGTCAATATAATCTTCGTAGTGATATCCTTCGTAATCTGCACCAGTTCCTGGAGAACCATTTGCTTCTAATACATAAATTTTGTCTTTGTATATTATATGATCTATTCCTACAAGATATGCTTTTGATGCTCTTGCTGTTCTTAAAACTATTTCTATTTCTTTTTCTGAAAGTTTATAGGGTTCTGCCACTGCACCTCTATGAACATTTGATCTAAATTCTCCAGATTTTTTAACTCGTCTAGTACATGCAAATATTTTATTATCTACTACGAATGTTCTTACATCTGAATCTGTTGGCATGTATTCTTGTAATAACAATTCAGCATCATGTTTAAACAATGCTTGTACTACTGATACTAATGAATCGTAACTATCTACTTTAACTACACCAATACCT